TGAAATCACTGTTTCCTTTGGTCGTAACGAAGATAACAAGGCGCGTGAATACGCTAACCTTGCCGAGAGTAATGGGTATCAGCCCCAACAAAAGTTGAAGGTAGAGCCCATGACTCTCAAAGCACTATACAGAGAGCGAGTCGGTAAAAACTTAGACTTACCCTCTGAACATTTCAATCTGTTTAAGGGAAACAAAACAAAAATAACAAGGAGTAAATAAGATGAGTGAAGAAGCAAGAGACGTAGTAAAGAAGGAAGGCGGTCAAGTCGCAACTTTGGACTTTGTAAAAGACTCGGGCATGGGTCTAGAAAACATTGACAAAGAGGACTTAGCATTACCTTTTTTGAAGCTGTTACAATCAGGTTCATACGAGACTAAAAAGAAACATGCAAAGTATGTGGAAGGCGCAGAGCCCGGTATGTTCTATAATACAGTTACAAAGAAACTGTATGATGGTGAAAAAGGTATAGAAGTTATACCTGTTTACTATAAGATGACATACCCTGAATGGGCACCTTTTGAAAAAGCAGAAGGCAGACCTGTGCATAATGATCGAGGGCCTGAGATCATGTCTCAAACAACACAGAATGATAGAAACAAGGACATGTTAGCTAATGGTAATGAGATTATCAAAACAGCTAACCACTTTGTTATCATTTTAGGTAATAAGCCTGAGAAGGCTTTGATGACCATGAAGACTACTCAATTAAAAACGAGTAGACAATGGAACTCACTAATAGAGAACGAGTTTGAAAGTGATCCTAGTAGTGGAAAGTCGGTGCCTGCACCAAGATTTTCAAGGATCTATAAATTAAACTCAGTAGAAAACTCTGGTAGTTTTTCTTGGCATGGTTACAGCGTAAGTCTGTTAAGAAAGGTAGATAATGCTAGCCTCTATCAAATGGCTAAAGAATTCTATGGTTCTTTAAAAAGAGGTCAACAAAAAGCTGAAGCCTCAACAGAGGACGCTAACTACTAATTCTTTCTTGAAAGAAAGATAGGGGTGGTAAAGGGAGACTGGAGCCACCCCACCCAGGGATCTTTATGGTTGATGATTTTATAGAATTGTTCACGGGATACCAAGGTGATTTTGGTATAGCGGACATGTCTTCAGCTCAGTTAGATACAGAAAAAAATAAACTTAAACCGAACTACGAATGGGCAGGACGACCCATAACACAAGGTGATTATAAAGATCACATACAGGGTAAGATATCCATAGGTATACAACCATGCAGATTAGATAAAACAACTACATTTGGCTGCATAGATATTGACCCTAAAAACTATTCTAAATTTAAAATAGAAAATTATTTAGCACTATTCCAACAATACAAACTACCTTTGATACCTTTGCTATCAAAGAGTGGTGGTTTGCATTGTTATTTATTTTTAAAAGAACCAATACCAGCGATAGATTTAATATCGGCATTGAAATCTTTTCTACTGCCTCTTGGACTAGATCCCACGACAGAGGTTTTTCCTAAACAGAAAGAACTAAAGGAAGATGATAAAGGCGACATAAAACCAGGTAACTTTATAAACCTACCATACTACAACAACGGACATACGCACCGATACGCTGTAGATAAAGACAATAACAAATTAGACCTACCAAAATTTGTAGAGTTTGCAAATCAAAACAAAATAGGCAAAGACGATTTAGAAAAATTAGTAACAGAGACATACAAGAATATATTAGTTGGAACTAGCGAAGAGTTTGAAGATGGTCCACCATGTCTAGCACTATGTTCAAAGAGAAAGTTAGACGATGGTAGAGATAGGTTCATGTATAATTACATGGTCTTTGCTAAAAAGAAATACAAAGATAAATGGCCAGATCATGTTGCAAAAGCAAACTATAATTATTTAGAAGACCCATGGGATAAAGCTAAGTTAGATACCAAGCTAACTGCATGGAAGAAAGATACAGCAGGTCATACATGCTATGAAGATCCTATACAAAGCAAATGTATGCGTAGTCTATGTTACTCTAGGCCATTCGGTGTCAAATCAGACAGCATCACCATGTTTCCTGATATTACAGACTTTGAGATTATAATGTATGCAGAACCTGAATACAGGTTTAACGTGGCATTACCAGATGGTACAAAAGCTGGAGTGATAGCAGGTAACAGGCGACTGATAACAAAGCAGACAGAACTATTAGATTTGATATGGGAGCAAACTGGTATCTACCATGAGCCACTAAAAGCAAAAGACTTTAGAGCAAAGCTAACAGAGATTAGAAAGAACTCTGTTAAGATATCACCACCTGCAGGTACGCAGATAGAGGATAGATTAAGAGAAGAATTATATCAATACTGTGTCAACGGGCCAAGAGCTAAACAAAGAATACAGATAAATAGTGGGTCATGTCTAACAGAAGAGGGCTATCATTACTTTAGATTTAATTCTTTTATAGATCATCTAGGTGCAAGTTGGAAAATACCAGAGGAGAGAATAGCACAAAAACTAAAAGACAAGTGTGGTGTAGAGTTTAATCACTCTTTAAACGTAGATAATAAAACTGTTAAAGTATGTAGATTAGAACAGATGCATATAGATAAAATAGAATACAAACCAGTAGAAAGAAAAGGCGATAACTACTAATGAGATATAAAGTTGTAGGTCCACCGGGCACAGGTAAAACTAGAAGACTATTAAATAATGTGCAAAGATACTCTGACATAGGTGTGCCTTTAAATAAAATAGGTTACTTTGCATTCACTCGTAAAGCTGCAGGTGAGGCAAGAGATAGATTTTTAAAAGTAAAAACAGAACTTACAAAGAAAGATATAAGATACTTTCAAACACTACACTCTTTGGCATTTAATACTCTTGGCCTCAAAGAAGAAAACGTCATGCAGGAACTAAACTATAAAGTAATAGGTGAGACTTGTGGCATACAAATAAAATATGCATCATATGAAACTAATAACTGGAACGGTATCTTTTCATCTGACAGTGAATATTTAAGCATGATAAACCTTGCAAGAGTTAGAGAGATATCCGTCATGGATCAATTAGATAGAAACGAACACCTGTCAAGAATAGAACGAGATAAACTAGATGCCATAGAACAAGAGATAAATAGCTATAAGAAAGTATTTGGTCTGATTGATTTTACTGACATGATACAAAAGTTTTTAGATAAAGGTGTTTCACCTAAGTTTGATGTTATCTTTGTAGATGAGGCGCAGGATCTATCTTTAATACAATGGTCTATGATAAAAAAGATTGAGAAAGATACAAATTGTGATGTATGGGTTGCAGGAGATGATGACCAAGCTATCTTTGGTTGGGCTGGTGCAGATGTAGATTCTTTTATAAACTGGGAGGCGCAGGAGATACCTCTAAAACAATCAGAAAGAGTGCCGACTATTATACAGAAAAAAGCATTAGATGTCATTGATAGAATACAAGAAAATAGGATTGACAAAGAGTATTTTCCAAAGGCTGAATCTGGAGAGATTTTTGAAAGATATAAATTATCTGACATAGACATGTCGAAAGGTGATTGGTTAATTTTAACAAGAACTAAATCATTATTAAAACCTGTTATTACTTTTTTAAAAAAGAAAGGTTTCTTTTTTAATACTGCACAGGGTAACAGTATAGGTAAGAGTTTATACGAAGACATACAGAACTGGTCTAAGTTACAAAAAAAGATAGAGTTACCAGAGATACAAGTACAAAGAATTAGAGAAAGAATAGAGGGTTCAATGAACTTATCTTTAAAATGGTATGATGTATTTAACAAACTAACAGACAGTCAAATAACTTACATGAAGTTATTACTATTAAATGGTGAGAATCCTACAGAGGATGCAAGAATAAAAGTGTCAACAATACATGGAGCAAAAGGTGGTGAGGCCACAAACGTAGTATTATTTTTAAATGAAACAGCAAACACAATTAAAGGAGCAAAAAAATCTGCAGCTAAACAA